CGAAAGACTTGAAAGCGATCAACCCGGCCATTACGCCGCCATATAATTCTGCGGTTGTTCTCTCCTACCTTGCCTATGCCCCTAGCGCGGTCCCACACAAAGGTTTTGCCGCCATCCACTGAGCGATCCATAACAATCATGGGGTCTGGCTCGGCTGCATTACCAACACCGGATTCCATAGTGATCTCAAGATAAGGGACGGTGAACGGCTTCATATTGTCTTGGAATGGCTGGCCAGACGTTCGGCGGAATACTCTATTGCCGTACTCGTCCACATTGTCAGGGTCCATCAATCCTAGTCGACCGTCCAGAGTGTCGGCCACGTACATACTGCCGTAGGCTTTGACGACTGAACTCACCCGGTAGGGAACATCGATCGTGTTTAATGCTGCGTCGATATAGCGAGACTTTCGCTCGTGCCATTTTCCGGTCGTGGTGTCATAGACGATAGTAGTTGCCGGCAGAGTAAATCCGACAAAGTAATGGCCGCTCTGAGCGTATGACCAGCCAAACACAGCGGTTAATTGTGCTGCGGTCAAATCTTCTAACAGGTCATCAATCGCTAACGTACTGACTTTTTGTGTGGTGTTGCCTGCGAACGCCCAAACCGCTGGAGACTCGTCTTTTGCTCCACCGATAAATAAGAATGTTTCGGAGGTTTTGAGCACTGAGAAAGGGGAGGTTGTGCCTTGATCGAGGAACACGCCGGATCTTTGAAAGGGAAAGTCTGCACCGCCGATGTTCGAAAAGCCTTCCGCTGTAATCTCACCAACAATGAAAAGCTGGTTTTTAAATACGATAGGTACTTGTGTTCCGTCTGGGTTTGATTCCGCGGTCCCGAAGTCGAGCGCGTCATAAGCCAGCCCATTGTTAGAGGCGGAGATAATGAATTTGTTTGCGTCCGTAGTGAACACAAAATAACTGTCAACAAAGACAACCGCTTGAGGGTTCCCATTGGCCACAAAATCAACATCTGAAATGGTGGTTAGAGCGTCCGGCCCTGTAGTGAATATGTAGCCATTCACGCCCGGTGCCAAGATCATCAACTGAGTACCGTTATCGGACATTGATACACGCCCGGTGCCGCCGATAGTCCCTAGCGAGTCCAGTGTGTCGTCAGCATTAAGCCTATAAAGCGTTGCGCCGTTAACGTAGTACGGGACGCCATTCAATGCCCAGCCGCCCCGGTTAGCGTCATCTGTATCTGTGCCGCTTGAGACTACCGCCGCTATCCCCGGTGTAGGGAATAGAACCTCTGGCGTCAGTGCGGGTCCATCAGGGACATGCACATACCAATTTAGGCACTCTTGGGCCGCAAGGGGTAGCACTGGCGATTCGTAGAACCCGGTAGCAAATGGCAGGGGAGTAATCACAGCGCTTCGAATACTGCCTGAGTAACAGTCACAGATTCTGTGGCTAGATCATCTTCAACCCATAGCTCCAGATAGTCCCCTGGGTTCAGTGTGACGAGTTTGGTTAATGCTAAGGCGACAGGTGTACTTGTTAGCGCAGAGCTTACAGTGGCCACAGAGACCCCGTTCTGCATAAGCCGGAAGGTGTACGTGCTATTCCCGGTCGCGCTAAAGTTAATTGTCGCCGTGATATCAACTTTTAAGTCAGTGATATTGGTTAGTGTGCCGGTAATATCCCCACGAAACCCTGTCAGCTTTGAGAGATTCCAGAACCCTGCAACACGGTAAGCCGTATCGGTCGCAGTCATGACCGTGGACACACTATTGCCCGCCAGTGTAATCAGCGCGCTCGATAAGTCTTCGAAAAAGTGTGTGGTGTACCGGTAATCTTCTGAGCCAGAGCCCACTGGCAATAAGGTAGGCAAGGCCGTAGCAATGATTTGAACGCCGAGCTTTTCGAGAACTTTCATCCCCTCGCGCGCCTGCATCACTAAAGGCTGGGTGATCGTGCCGCCGTAGTCTGGTGAGACTTCAACCGCCATGTTGGCAATAATCCCACGATTAGCACCTGCGGGAACTGTCACGATATCAGCGATATTCGTAACCGGTGTATAGCCTAAACGAACGCCATCAGATTCAAGGTCAGCCATGAAATCATTTAAGGCGTCCAAGTAATCAGCGTAGTCGTCAGCTTCTAGCGGGGCATCTGCTGCCTGTACTAGAATGCGTTTCAAGCTACGCTGTGCAAAATCTCCAGCCGTTGCCATTTAAGCAGGCTTCCAGCCGAGTGCCACAGCCGCTTCAATCGTGGCCTTGTATCCGTTTAATTCTAGTTTTGTACCGTCTGGCTTCACCCATGTCCGGAGGTCTTCAGGGTTTGCACTGACTTCCTCAATAGGTGCTACTTTCTTCTTTCCTGCCATGATAATTCCCTGTGGAGTTATAAAAAAGGCGGCTGCAATGTTTCCACTGAGCCGCCTCCCTAGCCGGTTAATCCAGCGGTTTAGCTACCGAATGCCTGCCCAGCGAAGAACGGATTCAACACTGCATAAGCGGGACGGAAGTCAAAACGGACCTTCTGCTGGTTCTCAAGGAAGCCGACACCTTTCGATACGCGGAACTGCAAACCGTCTTCAGTGGTTGCAATGGTATCGGTAGAATGAAGCTTCTTAATGGGTACTGAACCTACAGAGAACGCTTCCTTGTGCCAGAACAGGTTAGGCTGGATTAAGGTTGCAGCAGCGCCACCAAGCGTCACTACAGCACCACTGGCCAATGCCGCCTCCACTGTGTTGTAAGCTCCGCCAGCCTCAAAGATGCCCGCGCCAGAAACAACCAGGGTTCCCGCACCAGCACCGCTCAGCGTTACCGTTTCAGTCACTGTGCCACTGAACAAGATAGCCGCGCCTGTTTCGTCGACGATCTGTTGCCGAGTAGACAAGTTCAGGCGATTCGCTCCTGTTACGGTGATGGTTTCACCGGCAGCAACAACAAGGTTTGCTTGGAAGGCAGTAACCGCTAATGATTGCTGCATTGAGTCCTTAGCCGCCAGATAAGTGGGGGTAGGAGCTGCTGAGAGAGTACCGGCACGATCAGCGCCAATGCCTGTGGTATACGATGCCAGAGTTGTGGCAGTCATAACCTTAATACCGGCGAAGTTCTCGCTGATAATAGCCTTACGGTGCGCTTCAGAGACCAGAGGATCAACAGCACCTAAAGAGCGCTGAATACCTGCAAGGGCTCGCTGAGTGAACGGGTTTACCGTCATACACCAGTCGCCATCAGAAGGGACACCAGAAGCCTGCATAATCGCGGCTGCGCCTGCAACGTGATCCCAAGTAGAGATCGCTGTGCCGACAGTACCGGAAAGCAAGTTAGTGTTCTTCATCATGAATGCAGCAAAGTCAACTTCGAAATCAGTCTTAATGCGAGTGGCCAAAGGTGCAAGCAGTTGGTCTAGCCCGCCCATCTTGATCGCTTCGTCAGCTTCATCGAAATCAACAAAGGCTGTAAAGTAAGGCTGAACCGTACCAGTCGCCTTGCCTGTGGTAATAGAGCTGGCAGTTTCGCCAGACACATCACCGTTAGCGGTACGAACAGAAACGTAATCAGTGGGCCGCTTAAAGTCGTAGTTCTCCCCGCTATCGGGGTTGAACTTACCATCAAGCAATTGAGTGTTTACGTTCTTACTGAGAACGCGGTCACTTTCGAATTTCTTTAAGAAGGATTTCGCGAGCTTGCGCGAAAAGTTTGAATCAAAATTGTTAGCCATTGTCGGCCTCCATAAGCATTAAATAAGGGTTTTCTCGGTTCCTGTCGCTGTACAGGTAGGGTCGAGATGCAGCGGAGCCCTTAAAGGTATTTAATGCCGGTCATGGAGACCGTGATTTAGTCTATGCACACAATTTAATAGTGTGTCAACTAGACAAAGGTAGCGCCTTTTGGCCCTCCGTCACCCTCTGGCATACCCGATCCGCGAACAGGGCTAACAGGGTCTGGGGCAAGGTCTTTAGGTTGTGTCATGTTGCGCGCTGCCTCTTTAATGTCGGTGGATATGCGAACCGCTGCGTCCATTGGCGACAGTCGAGATATTTCATCCAGCACTGTGGGGTTT